AAATCTTCTACCTCAGAACCCCCGAAGGTAACCCCCTTGCGTTCTTCGGCAGAGAGTCTGACGGAGACCCGCTGTGGATTCTTTACTACGGTGGATCAGACGGACAAGCAGCTATCCGAACGGTTAACGGAGATTATGTTTCGATCAAGGATCGAAGCGGTTACGAAGTCTTTGGGACAGACGGCGCGTCCGGATATGGGTTGAGTCGCCCCTACCTGAATTATCTTATCCACCCAACAACGTCGGCATCGCAGAGCGGTACGACGTATCTTCCCGCGACCACCTCAAGCTCATTCACGCCTATTTGGAGTGGTGAGAACGCCATCTTCCATCCGCGCATCTCCTATGGCGTCATCGTGATTGCAACGGGTACGACTGAGTGGCGTCTCCGTGCTAACGACGGAACGGGTTTGGTAACGATCGCTTCCGGCTCCGGCGGAGGGGGAGGCACCGTGAACTACCCGGGATGGGGATCGACCACCTTCCCGGGGAGTCTACGTCAGATCGTGCTTGAAGCTCGGAACACGAGTGGGGGAACCACGCATATCGGTGTTGACCGACTGTATGGGACTCAGAGCTTATGGCGACGGTTGCCGACTTCGCTCCGATCGTATCGGGATCGCATACGGCACGATTCCTCGCAATTGCGGTCAATGGATATCAAGATGGACTTACGCCGACCGGCACCGAGTTGAAAATCATTGACGGAGAGGTGGAACTCGACGCCACGGCTGATATCAGAGGCGCTGGATCATTGACTGTGGCGGAGCGCTGGCCTACGGTCCGAAACCTCTCACTCGGCGTATACGGCACCGAAGTCTACCTAGCTCGGGGTGTCGATCTCGGCGGCGGCGGAGTGCTCTGGGCACCGCTGGGCTACTTCCGAATCTCTGAGGTAGAGCAGGACGATGCGGCTCGCGGTCCGCTGTCTTTGACGCTCGAAGATCGCATGTCGACTATCATCGATTCTCGTTTCATCACCCCGCGTCAATGGCTGCAAGGCACGCCAGTTGGTGAAGTGGTCGACGAATTGGTCTTGGAAATCTACCCGGATGCCACGATCGTGTATGACGACGACTCGTACGATGCTCAGCTAGGGCGGTCGCTGATCTCCGAGGAGTCTCGATATGAAATGCTGCTCACCATTGCAACCGGACTCGGCAAGATCGTGTATTGGGACGGCGAAGGTCGACTGGTCTTCGAGACCATCCCGGATGAATCCGTGCCAGTCTGGCACGTGAACGCCGGACGCGGTGGCGTCATGGTGGAATCTGATCGGTCGTTGTCCCGAGAACGCGTGTACAACGCCGTCGTTGTCTCAGGGGAAGGGGCGGACGAACTCGCGCCGGTGCACGCCGTTGCCTACGACGCGCAAGAGTCGAGCCCGACGTTCTTCGGCGGTCCGTTTGGCCGTGTTCCACGGTTCTATTCGTCTCCGTTCATCACGACGCCGCTGCAAGCGCGGAACACCGCTGTAAACCTGCTGAGACAGTCGCTAGGCGCTCCGTACGACGTTGGCCTCTCTGCCGTACCTAATCCGGCATTGCAGCCATATCACGTCATCAGGGTGACCTACAATGACGGTTCAAGAGAGCTGCACGTTGTCGAAAAGGTATCCATTCCGATGACTGTTGACAGCGCTATGAGCGTGTCCACTCGGCAATCAACGATCGTGCACGTGGGAGTGATCTAATGCCTGAAACCCCGAACTACGGATTCGAATACGAGACTCCGCAGTCCAAGCCCGGAATCACCCTAACCGGCGATGTAGACGGTTCGGCTCCGATCCTCGCTGAGCAGGTGGATGCTGTAATCACTGGCATTGACACACGGCTGACAGCAGCCGAAGGGGCTGTGGCGTCGCTTCAGGAAATCGCTCCGAGCGATACCGGTTGGCAGGACGTCGCAGTCTCTATGGGCGCAGGCTTTAGCTTGAATTCTGTTCAAGGTCGACAGTGGGGCCCTGTATTCTCAATCACCGTAGACGCCACTCGGACCGGATCGGACATCGTTGCGAACAGCGCTGGCAACGTCGTTGGAGACCCGCCCATTTGCACGATTACGCCAACGCTCGCACGTCCTGACCGCCTACAGCGAGTGCTCATTCAATGCACCGTGACCTCCGGGGGAGGTTCCATCTCTACAGCCGGAGTCGTACAGATCACAGACCTGCACTCAAATTCGGTGCTCCGGACCGATGACGGCGTTCGAGTCACGGCAACCTATTTCGTATCCTCGTTCAACTAAGGAGCAGCCGTGCCGAACACATCGAACTACAACTTCGAGTACGAATCCCCTACGTCGATCCCCGGTACGTCCATCACAGGGGGTCCGCAGGGTGGTTCTCCGATCCTCGCAGTTCAGGTAGATACTGCCCTCGCTTCCGTCGAGACGAAGGTGGATGTCAACGCGACGAACATCGGAGCTAACACTTCCGACATCACGGCGCTTCAAGAGGATTTGACCGACCTCGCGAATTGGACTCGGAGCGGCACAGTACTGCTGAACTTCAGCAATTTGGACTCGTATACTGCTCCGGTTGTATTCGGGTTCACCTTCCCCGGAACACCAGTGGTCACGACGAATATCAACGTCGGCGCTGCTGTGGCTGCTCGCTGGGACTCTCGGGGCATCTCAGTGAACCCTACTGGCTTCACGATGTTCGTGTTCTCCAACGCGAACGGCGATTCGTCTAGCTGGAGTGACGTGCCTGTGGACTGGATTGCGCATTATGATGCTTAGCGCCTCTGGTTCTCCAGGTAACGCCGCAGTAGAGACACGTTTGCGTGTTCGTCTCCGACAAGACTGCGAGCAGCGTAGCTGAGCATATCGGGCACTTCGATCGCTTCCGAGCCCGAGTGATCTTTTTCCGCTGCTTAACCGTCATGCCTCCCCATGTCCCGTAGTGCTCCGGAGTGGTGATAGCAGTGATGAGGCATTTCCGACGTACAGGGCAAGTACCGCATACCGCCTCAGCTATCGGGTCCGGCGTCAGAGCGTCGTCATCCGAGTCCCAGGGGTTATACTCAAACGTGGCTTTATCCCTGCACGCAGCGTTATCTCTCCAATCACGAGAAAGCTCATGGCCGAAGCCATGAGCTTTCCCCTCACCCGGTTTATGCAAATTTTCTCCTAGAACTTACTGGCGCAAATGGGCCCGATGCCGTTGGCGATGCTCTCCTCATTCGTCAGCAGACGACCGCAGTTGCAGCAGGTACCGGTAATCTGCCCGTACTCCATCGCCTGTTCGAGCGTCATCCGGTGCTCAGGCTTGATCATGGCAAGCGGCTTGCGTCCCGTGTACTCGAAGCCTTCTGCCGTGAGCTGCTTCGTTGCGATGTGGCCGTTCTGAGTGAAGTACACCTTGTAGATGTCTTCCCCGACCCGGTACATCCCCTCATCAAGCTCCGCCGCACGGTTAATGGTCGGCATCGCTTTGTACTCCGTGATTTTCGCCGAAGCAGTTGCTTTCGACAGCTTGTGCGTGTCGAGCCAGGCAAGCGCCTCGGTCGGATCTTCAAGCTTCTCCGCAAGCAGGCTGCGAAGAAACTTGATCTGAGCGTCGGAGGCGGGAGAGGAAGTAGCAAGCACGGTGGTCATCTTTCGTCCCTTCGTCGTTGGTGTTTTTAGCATACACCATCGATTTCGGGTCCTGCACGGGGGTCAACATTTTTTGTTGATCTCAGAACGTAGGTGTTCCCTACGGTCCGCTACCTCCATCATCGTTGCTTCATCCCCGCTCAATCCGGCGTCAAGTCCTTCGCTCACCAGGGAAGCCAGATCTTCGCTCAGCGCTCCGCACTCGTTGCTGTCGTCTGAGGCGCTGGCGGCTCCGACCACGATCCCGAGAATGAGCGATCCGACCGAAGCGGAAGCGATGATCCACCCCCACCGGCGCTTGGCGCGCTTGCCTCCGTATACCGTCATACCAGTCTCCGTGCCCGTGGCGCGTTCGCGAATCGCTGAGCAATGCGCTCCGCTCCACGTCTGGAGCGGCACAAGCGCGAGTCGATCGGTTCGGTTCCCCAATCTGCGGATGCAGGTTGCACCCATAGGGAGACTTTCGCCCGTGGGGGAGCCACAAGGATGAATCGGTGCCGCGCCGTCTCAGCGCGGAACGTGTTCATGCTGTCAGCGTGCTTCGTCCAGTGCAGCCTAGGGTGTTTCATGTGTTTCCTTTCGTCCGATTCTTCGCATTTTCGAGTACTGTTCTCCTGTACCCACGTGCTTTCTCACCAGTTCCGATTGCAAAAGCGTTCGGCTCCGGAGCGATTCCGTAGGTGCGCATCCGCGCGTGCACCTCAGCGTCCGTGACGCCAAGAGCATTGGAGAGCCGCGCTGTCGACACGCCGTTGTATCCCTCAGAGAGCTGCAACGCCACGTCGAGCACGGACTGCTCTCGGTTCTGCGTGGCAATCTCGCGACGCCACGCCTTCCGCGCAGGAAGTGCTTTTACGTGTTCTTTTGTCATATACCATACCCGCACGGGGTTCGGAGTTCTATCCTCCCCCTGAACGCGCACGAGCGCCCATCCGCCTTTCTGCAAATCCTCCGCATGCCACCCTTTCAGGGTCGCATCCTCTCCGAGTACGTTCCGGGTTTCTACCGGCGACGGCACTGCAAGTGCGATCTGTGTCGTGAGCTGCATTGAGATAGCGGAGTCGAGTCCCCGGCCGCTACCCGTTACCGTTGGTTTCTGCGTCGCCCAGTAGAGCACGATCTCGGCTGATCTTGCGCGTCGAGCGATGGAGCGGAGACCGGTGATGCAGTCCTCAACCTCCGAGATGAGTTCAGCGCCCTCATCGATGGCGACGACGATTCTCGGGCGCTCTTCGGTGGGAACCCACTTATCGAGCGATTGCGCTCGCATGATTGATTCGCGCTCGCGCATCTCTTCGACCAGCTCAGCAACGAAGTGCTGAATGCCGTCAGGCTCAGACTCAACACGCGCAGTGTGCGACCACAACGCGCCTTCGACCTTCAAGTCGATGATGCCTAGTACCGTGTGCTTGCGCCGGAGCGCTTTCGCGAAAAGTACCCGGAGCGCTACCGACTTACCCGCGCCGGACATCCCCGCTACAAGCACACGATCCGTGTCGTCTACGTCGACCACTTCGCCCGTGTCGGCGTCGAGTCCGATTCCCCTCCGCTCGGGTGTCCAGGTGAGATCGAGTTCCCTCACTCTTGTGCGGATACGCAGCAACGCCCGGTCAGCCGTACCTCCGGGATTGATCTGGGTACGAACATCGTCTGGCACCGCGAGCAGCGCTCGCACCTGGTCAATCTGCATCCCGAGCTTCGCTGGCGTCCACTGCCCCCGGAATCGGATCGGAACAATCAGCCCGGACTCATCGATCACCGGATAGTCCGTGATGATGTCCTGAAGCTTCCGTTCAGACGCATAGTCTTCCCAAGAGGCAATGCGGCGAATGATCTCCGATTCCATCGCAGATGGCTTCAATCCGCTTGCCTTCAGCCTCTTCGCAGGCAGCTTGACTTTCCGCTCATGATCGAGAGCGTCACCGCTCATGCGCTCATCATCCCGATCATCGGAGCGGTGCACCCATCCATCCCACGCTAGGTAGATGTAAGCGATAGGCCAAGCGCTCATCCATCCGGGGTCACCGCTCATGAGCGCTACTGGCGGATAGACGATGAGCGCGCATGGAGCGCTCACGACTGCGATGGATCGGAGCGTTCTCGATCCGAGCGCTCGTGACTTCAGTTCAAGATCGGTCATGGGACGCTCGGGCGCTCTGGGCGGGCGCTGTGAGCGCTTCGGCCTGCGAGCACGAGCGCGCGCTTCCCGAGCGGTACGGACTTCGCGCGAGCGCTCTTCACGAGCGCGCATGAGTTCTTCGAGCCCTTCGGCCCGCGCCCAATCGCGAGCGCTCATGGCGTGGCGGCGCGCGCCTCGCAGAAACAGCCTCCACGAAGCGCGCGCCAAACGCGCCGGAGCGCGCATTTCCTTCTCGTTGTCCTCAGCCACCGAACAGCTCTCCTACCGAACCCCAAACCCACAGCGTCAACCCGCCGTAGATGCCTTCTCGAACGAAGCCGCCCACGAATCCACCCGCGCCATGCGCTGCGACCGGGGCGACGATGAGCGCCCAGACTGCTGCGATGTTGTACGTAGCGTCAATGAGCAGGTCAGCAATGGTCCCGACCAGTGCTAGCAGGCAAACGACGCCCATGACCGTTGACGCAGGCGCACCGATCCCGCTGAGGATGCCGCTGATACCGCCGGAGATGTTGGCGGACCAGGCGGAGGCGTACCACATGAGCGACCCCATGATGGCGATTGGCAAGACCACCCACGGTGACCAGTTGTTTCCTTCAAGCCGCCGGTTGAGGTACCACGCTGCAACGAAGAACAGCAGCGCGATCCACTCGACCCCGGGGATTTGCACTACGTTGTCCTCGGTTATGTACCGGTCCATCCCTATCCTTTCGTCTACATCTATATCTATTTCATTATAGCTCACCTGGCACGGCACACCGGGACCGACCCCCGGGTAAATGCTGTGACCTGCGAAAACGCTGCTGCTGACTCGATTCGGCACACCGTGCCGATCGTGCCGTTCAGGTGTTTTCGCAGGTCATCATGGGTTACAGGGTGTGCCGCGCTCAGACCCGATGTGCCAGAGCGGCACACCCGCTGTTCCAGGTGTGCCGCTCATGGCGTCCTAGGCGCGCAGCGCCCGCCGGACCGGCGAGACCCACTTACGGCAGTACGATTCCGACTTGCTGAACGCTTCGGCAAGCTGTGCGCCCGTGGGAAGCGTGCCGTTCGTCCGCGCATAGATCATCGTCCACTCGCGCGCATCCTCCGGGCCTGCAAAGAACCGGGCGATGAGCGATTCCATGCCGCTGTCGGTCGGAGCGCTCACGGCCGTGACAGAAGCGCTCGCTTCGATAGCGGAAGCGGTGTCATCGGTAGAATCGATCTCTTCTTGAGCGCTCATCTCGACAACGGGAGCAGAAGGAGCGCTCACCGGGCGAGCGGTGTGCACACGAGCGCTTCGAGCGATCTTCGGAGCGCGCTCATCCCACGGGTTCATGTGGGCGACCGCTTCAGGGGCGAGCGCTCGCGCTCCGACGTACCGAGCAGCAACGCGCGTCTGAATACGAGCGCGCACTTCAGGCGTCAGGATTCCGAGCGCGTCAGCAGCAGCCCAAGCGCGATCGAAAAGCCGAGAACGGAGCGGCCGGAGCAGTCGAACACCCGTGTTCGCGGCGTATCCGTGATTCACAATCCGGGTGATGAGCTGTTCAGTGAGCAGCGCATTGGCGTCCTGCGAGGTGGCCTTGCCGCGCTTCATTCGGTACCAGGTGAGCA